GAAGAAAGGGATTGAGTTAGACATCACCTTTATGAGAACACATTGGGAAAGAGTTCAAGCAGATGTAGATTTCTGGGTTACTGATGAGATTGCTGATAAGAAAGTAGATTATACTGGAGAATATAATATACAAAGAGTTAGAACTTATAATAAAAATGGTTTTCTTGTGGATGATAGAGATAATGAAGTAAGTTCTTGGATTGATCCTTTAGTTCCAGAGGATATGAGAATACCTATGTGGAAATGGATTTATGATAATAAAGATTTATTTCATGTAGAGAAAGAATCTTTAGAAGAACAAGTATCTAAATTTTTCAGTAGTTTAGGTGCTGTCTTTGCTACTCTTGGATCCGCAGGTATCACAATCTACAGGTTTATCAAGGCTGGACTTTGATTTCTTATTTGCAGCATCAACACCAAAAGTTGCCAAAGCAGAAGTAAAGACGGATGCTATGAAAGTAGCATCCATTTTTTTTAAGTAATCCATATAATTAAGAGTCAATAAGGTAGCAGACCATCCAAGAATGATTAATCTAATTGCGGTGAATGAACTGATATTTTTCATCTTCCTTCCTGCTTATGAATCCAAGTCTTAAGTTCGTGAAGATATTGTCTTAATATATCTGCTTTTTCTAGATGCCACAAATCACCACTCTTGAAGTACTCTTGAGTGTGATTATCAATTGCTTTTAGAATATTGTGTATCGGTGCGTTCCAAGGCTCACGTTTTGGAGTATTCCACTCTCGTGGCATAATTCCTCACTTCTTCTTGCCACCATTCTTTGCTTTTTTCGCAGTCGCATTACCTTGATTTTGTTTTGAAGGTCCTTTCTTGCCCTTCTTGTTAGGCGACTTAGCCATTAGCAGTCCTTATGACACAAGAGTATTTAGGTCCTTGACACCATTCTAGGAAAGTGGTATGATAAATACATCAACACATTAAGGAATGTTACAGTTCATTAATGTTTGCGACTCCCACTAACCGAGACCTATGGGGAGTATAAAAACGTCTCTCATACCCACACTGGAGGGTGGTGTGGGATATAATGTATTTGTTCGTACCCCCGAACTATTACTTACCCTTTAACGAAAAATGACTGCTACAATTTCACGTCAACAACAATCAAACACTTGGCAACAGTTCTGCGAGTGGGTTACTTCAACTAACAATCGTCTATATGTTGGTTGGTTTGGAACTCTTATGATTCCTACCCTGCTTGCTGCTACTATTTGCTTCATCGTTGCCTTCATTGCTGCACCTCCTGTAGACATTGATGGCATTCGTGAACCCGTTGCTGGTTCACTCATGTATGGAAACAACATCATCTCTGGTGCTGTTATCCCTTCGTCCAATGCTATTGGACTGCACTTCTATCCCATCTGGGAAGCTGCCTCTCTCGACGAATGGCTATATAATGGTGGTCCGTTCCAACTGATCGTCTTCCACTTCTTGATTGGTATCTATGCTTACATGGGTCGTGAATGGGAACTTTCATACCGTCTTGGTATGCGTCCTTGGATCTGTGTTGCTTATTCCGCTCCTGTTGCTGCTGCTTCTGCGGTGTTCCTTGTTTATCCTTTCGGTCAAGGTTCCTTCTCTGACGCAATGCCTCTCGGAATCTCGGGCACGTTTAACTACATGCTCGTCTTCCAAGCAGAACACAATATCCTTATGCATCCGTTCCACATGCTTGGGGTTGCTGGGGTATTTGGTGGCTCTCTCTTTAGTGCTATGCACGGAAGTCTGGTCACGTCTTCACTCGTTCGTGAAACAACTGAAAACGAATCGCAAAACTATGGATACAAGTTCGGACAAGAAGAAGAGACCTACAACATCGTTGCCGCTCACGGATACTTCGGACGACTCATCTTCCAGTATGCGTCCTTCAACAACTCTCGCAGTCTACATTTCTTCCTGGCTGCTTGGCCTGTCGTTGGTATTTGGTTCACTGCTCTGGGAGTTAGCACGATGGCATTCAACCTGAACGGTTTCAACTTCAACCAGTCTATCGTTGATTCTCAAGGTAAAGTGATCAACACTTGGGCTGATGTGCTGAACCGTGCTGGTCTTGGCCTAGAGGTGATGCATGAGCGCAACGCCCATAACTTCCCTCTGGACTTGGCAGCTGCAGAAGCGACTCCAGTTGCTCTTACTGCTCCAAGTATTGGATGAGTTTAGATAAAATCTGAACATTATCACCTACTAATCCGAGAGCAGTGTTGCAATTATTACACAACACTCCTCGGATTTTTTCTGTAGTATGGCAGTGGTCAATACATTTCTTTTCTGTAATGTCTCTGCCACATACTTGACAACTATCGTGCTTCATTAATTCTTGATACTCTGTCTCAGAAAGATTAAATTTTCTTCTCATGTATTCATGGGGTTTATAATATTTTTTTCTTACTGATGTAGAACATTCTTTGCATTTTGATTGGTGGGATATTTTCCCAGTTTTTAAAGTTCTCTTATGAAAATGATTAAAAGAAAGAGTTCTATTACATACACTGCAGAGTTTCATATTTGTAATGCGTATTTTCCATACTTATTTAGGAGGAATAAATGGTTTCATCTACAATTTCTCAACCTATTCAACAGAGAGGGTGGTTCGATGTTCTCGATGACTGGATTAAGCGTGATCGGTTTGTTTTTGTCGGTTGGTCTGGCTTACTACTATTCCCGACTGCTTATCTCGCTCTTGGCGGGTGGCTTACAGGGACCACCTTCGCAACTTCGTGGTACACCCATGGAATTGCGAGTTCATATCTTGAGGGGTGTAACTTTCTTACTGCTGCTGTATCTACTCCTGCTGATGCTCTCGGACATAGCCTTTTACTCCTTTGGGGTCCTGAGGCTCAGGGAGATTTCGTCCGTTGGATCCAACTTGGGGGACTCTGGACTTTCGTGGCACTTCACGGAGCCCTCAGTCTTATAGGATTCATGCTCAGGCAGTTTGAGATTGCTCGACTGGTTGGCATCCGTCCTTACAACGCAATCGCATTCTCTGGTCCTATCGCAGTGTTCGTCAGTGTATTTCTGATGTATCCTCTGGGACAATCCAGTTGGTTCTTTGCACCTTCCTTTGGTGTTGCTGCTATCTTCAGGTTCCTATTGTTCCTTCAGGGTTTCCACAACTGGACTCTCAACCCCTTCCATATGATGGGAGTTGCTGGTATACTGGGTGGAGCACTTCTCTGTGCAATTCACGGTGCTACTGTAGAAAATACCTTGTTTGAAGATGGTGACCAAGCAAATACGTTTAAAGCATTTGAACCTACGCAAGAAGAAGAGACTTACTCGATGGTTACTGCTAATAGATTCTGGTCTCAAATCTTTGGGATTGCTTTTAGCAATAAGCGTTGGCTTCATTTCTTTATGCTTTTTGTTCCCGTTATGGGTCTTTGGACATCTAGTATTGGGATTATTGGTCTTGCCCTTAATCTACGTGCTTACGACTTCGTAAGTCAGGAGATTAGAGCAGCAGAAGATCCAGAGTTCGAGACCTTCTACACGAAGAACATTCTTCTGAACGAAGGTCTTCGTGCCTGGATGGCTCCTGTAGATCAACCTCATGAAAACTTTGTATTTCCAGAGGAAGTATTGCCCCGAGGCAATGCTCTATGATATACTCGGAGGGGAAACCCTCCTTTTTTAATGATCAGTTCTGAGACACCATATAAACTTGCTGAGATTATCCGAGATACTTGGCCTCAGTTATACCCACTAAATAATTTTCAAAACTTAACAAATAATATGAAGTTTACAGTTTATTCAAAAGACGGTTGCCCATATTGCACAAAAGTGCAGCAGGTGCTACAATTAGCAGACCTGCAACATGTAGTGTACAAACTGAATACTGATTTTACTAAAGAAGAATTCTATGCAGAATTTGGTGAGGGTTCTACATTCCCTCAAGTAATTGCAAATGATCAACACATCGGTGGTTGTACCGATACAGTTCAATACCTTAAGGAGCAAAACTTAGTTTAATGGAAACTAATTTTCACGAAGTTTATAACGATGTTGAAAAGGCAATTGACTATGCATTTCAGGGAAAATTTGTTCTCAAATTTTACGATTACCTTAAAGTAAAAGGTATTAGAAAGTTTGAGGTTGAAGAGTTTATTGAAAGTTCTACTGCTTCAAACATCAGTAATGTAGTAATGGATCTTGATGATTATCTTGAAGGTGGTGCTGATGAGATTCATAAACAACTTCGTGAAGCTTATGGTCACATCCCTAAACCAGAAGCACGAAAAATAAGAAACTATTTGTACGGCATCCTTGAAGATGCTTGGAAGTATAATCATGACAAAAGAAAGGGGAGACGCAAAAAAGAAACTAAATAACTCTGAACCCGAGATCAATCGGGGTGTGGAATTATTGTTAAGAAAACGGAGGAGGAAATCTGAAGAACCAAAGACATTCCAAATGAGATTTGGTAAGATGATTTCTCTCTTTCGACGAGAGATACACATACAATTCGAATTTCATTTGGACATTCGGAAAAAGTAACTCTCGGAGAAAGAAAAATGTTAGCAGTAACACTCACCATCGGCACTCTTGTTTCAGTGATGTTCTTTTTTGTTGGTGGAGTAATTGGATGGATGGCCAAGCAACATTTCTATGAGAGCTCATATCCCTCTTATACGCACCCAGAAATGTTTGATCAAAATGGAAACTTAATTCCAGACGAAATTTTAGCAGTGAGATTTGAAAATGACTACGAATACGACGACGAAGAAGAGGACGACTAGTAGAGCAAAAAAACCTACAGCAACCTCTACTCAACCAAAGGAGATTAAAAAACTTCCTCCTAATCCTTTTATGAATGAGATTTTAGATCTCATTCAAGAGCAAGAGACTGAAGAAGATAAGATTAAAATCCTTCAAGAGTATGCAAATGATGCTCTGAAGACTCTTCTCATTTGGAACTTTGATGAGAGTATTATTTCTCTTCTTCCTGAGGGTGAAGTTCCTTATCGTCCTAATGAAAATCCACTAGGTACGGATCACTCATCTTTGCGTAGAGATTACAAGAATCTTTATAACTTTGTGAAAGGTGGTAATGATTCTCTTTCCAAAGTTCGTAGAGAGACAATTTTTATTCAGATTCTCGAATCTCTTCATCCTCTTGAGGCAGATATTCTTGTTCTTGTAAAAGATAAAAACTTGGAGAATAAATACGATATCTCATTTGATATTGTACAAAAAGCATATCCTGATATTCAATGGGGCAATCGTTCGTGAGTGTAGTTGCGGAGAGAAAAATGGCAGAATCTAAAAAGGAAAAGACAAGATATCTGCCTCATGAATATGGATGTGAGATTCTCTTTGAAAGAGCAACGATGGTTCAGGCAAAAGATTCATCACTTCCAAATGATGCATATCTTATTTGGTATAATGTAGATGGTGAAACTTTCTTGGATGTAACCCGTTGCAGAAAGAGAGTTGATCTGTTTGATTTCTATTATGATAAGTATGGTCCAGGATCAGTTCGTAAGATTGATTTTGGATACGGAAGAGTAAACCCAAAGTTATGGGGATATAAAGCACCAGAAAAAAAGAAAAAGAGATGAGTGAAGGATTTAGTGAAGAAAAGATTGATGTATCAATCAACAAAAATGAAGTAAAAAATCTTCTTAAGAAATATAAGAAGATTAAAAAATACATGCGGTCTCCAGTGTTTACTGTCAAAAACTTAGATGGAACTGAGAAGATTGTCAGTGAACTACTGAAGGACGTAGAAAATGGGTAAGCACTATCTTTTAAATCTTTACGGATGTTCATTTGTTCTTTTGGACGATGAAAAATGTCTTATTGACTTATTAGAAAATGCTGCATCTGCTAGTGGTGCTACTGTGGTTCAGACTATTTCTAAGAAGTTTGAACCACAGGGAGTCACTGTAATTTGTTTGTTGTCTGAGAGTCATATTAGTATTCATACTTGGCCAGAAGAAGGGAAGGCAGCAGTAGATGTATATACTTGTGGAGATTGTAATCCTAAAATTGGATGTGATATTATCATCCAACAACTTTATGCTCAAGAACATACTTTGAGTTATATTGAGCGTTAACTAAATACACTATATCTGGAGAAGTCTATGCTCTCTACCCAATATCGTTTACGCCTTGAAGCAATCTGCGAGAGAATTGTGAAAGGCGAATCCGTAGAGTTAAGTGAAATGATCTGGGCAGAAAAATTAGCAAAGTCAAATAGATCTGCCGCAACTATTTTAAGGCAAGCAAGAAGACGTGCTGCGAATCCTGAAATGACTGAAGATAGTCTTGATGGATTTATGAATGCGTTGGACCTTGGAGATCCTGACCCATCAAATCATCGCACTGGATTTAATGGTGCTGATGATATTATTGATTTCTTTACTGGAGATAAACCAGACGATTGGAGACAGCGAGATTAAACTGTAGCAGAAAATACAAAAAATAATTTCTATATAAAGCACGTTCATCCTAAGGGACGGAAGTAGGGAAACCGAAGGAACGCACTTTACACTCAGTAAAGGAGCAACCTAATGTCTAAAGTCGTATATCGTGGTGTAGAATATGATACTCAAAAACGTATTGAGTATCAACAGCAGATGATGCAGCAACCTCAACAATACAACGAAACTTATCGTGGTATTAAGTTTGTAAAGGAGGGGCACAAGTGAAAAAACTTAATGCACTTCAACTCATTAAAGAGCAGAAGCAAAAGGAACAACGCCGTCACCAGGCACTTCTTGTAAATGCAGGAGCAGGAAAATGATTGCTACTATTGCTGCAATCACTGGAGCATCGACGGCATTCATTTTTTTAATTTACTTTGAGATTTTATTATTGAAGAAATGAATCAGAGGGGACTTGACTCCCCTCTTTTTTTTGCTTATAATTACCTTTGTGGAGGTTCATGAGATGGACAAAGAAAAACTAAAGTTAATCATTAGGAATCTGGAATCTCTTGTTGATTGTCTTAAGTCAGAAGTTTATTCTGATACAGATTCCTATTTAAACTATGAGGACGTTGCTCCTCACCTTACCGACTACGATGAAATCTTTGAGGACGATGATGGATACCCAGATTGAAGAATTTGAGTTTATGAAACCAGAAGTAAAATTAATCAGTGTTACTCCTGACGCAGAAAAGCACATGGCATATTGTGCTCGTGTAAGTAACCCTGCAAATCAGGAGAACGAAAAGTTCTCTGGACTACTTAAGTATTGTATTCAACACCAACACTGGAGCATCTTTGAGCAAGCAAGTATGACAGTAGAAATTAATACTACTCGTGGTCTAGCAGCTCAAATCCTTCGGCACCGTTCTTTCACATATCAAGAATTTTCGCAACGGTATGCTGATGCAAATCTTCTGAACAAGACTATTCCTCTTCCTGAACTTCGTCGTCAGGATACTAAGAATCGTCAGAACAGTATTGATGATATTCCTGATTATTTGAAACTGACTCTGACAGAAGATATTCGTGTTCATTTTGAGCAGGGTCTGAGACTCTACAATCGTCTTCTGGAGAAAGGTGTGGCAAAGGAGTGTGCAAGGTTCGTACTGCCCTTGGCGACTCCTACAAGACTCTATATGACCGGTTCTGTAAGGTCATGGATACACTACATCGATCTGCGTTCTGCTCACGGTACACAGAAGGAACACATGGAGATTGCTGAACTGGTTCGTTGTATCTTCACTTGTCAGTTCCCTTCTGTATCTGAAGCACTTGGTTGGACTCGTGAAGGATGCTCTGAGTGTTCTGATGCACCTTCTATTACTATCGAATAAATATCCCTATACATTATTCTTAACAATGCCAGTATATCCAGTTAAAAATTTAAAGACAGGTGATACACAAGAACTTGTCATGTCAGTTGCTGACTATGAACAATGGAGAAAAGATAATCCAGATTGGGACAAAGATTGGTCTCAGGGATGTGCAGGAGTTGGTGAAGTTGGTGAGTGGCAAGAGAAACTTGTAAAGAAAAATCCAGGGTGGAATGAAGTTCTTCGTAAAGCTTCAAAAATGCCTGGAGCAACTGTAAAACCTTTTAAAATTTAATATATGGCACGTAAAAGAGCACCGAATCCTGTACCATTTGGAATGAGTAACAGACAAATGAAACGCAAGAAGCCAATCAATCTCGATATAATGAAGACGATTGAGCCTCTTACTGACAATCAGGAAGCATTATTTAAGGCATATAAACTTGAACAGAACTTAGTTGCTTATGGTGCCGCAGGTACTGGTAAGACTTTCATCACACTTTATAATGCTCTACGTGATGTTCTTGATGAGAAAACTCCTTATGAAAAAATCTATCTTGTCCGTTCTCTGGTAGCAACTCGTGAGATTGGATTCCTACCTGGAGATCATGAGGACAAGTCAAGTCTTTATCAGATTCCTTATAAGAACATGGTGAAATACATGTTTGAGATGCCAGACGATTCTGCTTTCGAAATGCTCTATGGAAACCTCAAAACTCAAGGAACGATTAGTTTTTGGAGTACTTCTTTTATTCGGGGAACTACTCTGGACAATGCAATTATTCTTGTAGATGAATTCCAAAACTTGAATTTCCACGAACTCGATAGTATTATTACTCGTGTTGGTGAGAACTCTAAAATTATGTTCTGTGGTGATGCAACTCAGTCAGACCTTGTAAAGACTAACGAACGTAATGGTATCGTTGACTTTATGAGAATTCTGAGAGTCATGCCTTCTTTTGATATGATTGAATTTGGAGCAGAAGATATTGTTCGTTCTGGACTGTGTAAAGAATACATCATCGCAAAAATGGAATTGAATCTCTGATGTTTAATCATGTTGAATTGAATCTCCCTTCTCTTGAGAGGGAAATGATTGATGGAGTTCGTTATTATAAAGTAGGTGATAGTGATGAACTGCAAAAGTTTGTTTCTATCACCTCTGTCATCAGTCACTTCAATAAAGAAAAGTTTGCTGCTTGGCGTGAAAGAGTTGGGAACGAGGAAGCAGATAAGATTACTCGTAAGGCAACAAGTCGTGGAACTGATGCTCATACTTTAATTGAACATCACCTTAAGAACTTAGATCTTCCAACTGTTCAACCAATCTCAGAACACTTGTTTAAGATTGCGAAACCTGCTCTTGATCGTATAAATAACATTTATGCTCTTGAAGGTTCTCTTTATAGTCAATACTTAGGTGTTGCTGGTACTGTAGATTGTATTGCAGAATTTGACGGGGAACTTTCAATCATCGATTTTAAGACTTCTAAACAACCAAAACCACGAGAGTGGATTGATGGATACTTCGTTCAGTGTTGTGCGTATGCATGTATGCTTCATGAACTCACTGGATTATCCGTAAAGAAGTTTGTGATTATCATGACTTGCGAAAACGGAGAAGTAGAAGTCTACGAAGAATACGACAAAACAAAATACATCAGACTACTTACACAATACATCAAGAAATTTGTCAACGATAAACTAGAACAAGTTTCTTGACTTTAAATTTCTTTGTGTTAGAATGAATAAAAGTTGAGGAAAAAGATTGTACATCACTGTGTTAGGTCAAATGGAGAATGAATTAGAAAAAGCATTAGAGAATAAGTTTTTCTGCCCTTCTCGGTTTGCCCAAGAGATTGAGAATCTCGTGCAACATAATGAAGACATGAATTACATTGATGCTATCGTTCACTTCTGTGAGAAGAATAGTATCGATGTAGAGTCTGTTCCAAAACTTATTTCAAAACCATTGAAGGAAAAGATTAAGTATGAGGCTATGGAGTTAAACTTCTTGAAGAAAACTTCTCGTGCTAGATTAGTGTTTTGATTCCATTTTAGGTGGAAAAATTTTCCCGGTAAAAATCCTTATATTACTTTTTTTGAATGGTGCCTTTTGATACCTATAAGACTTACCTTGCTCTGAAGAATCACTTTACGAAAGATTCTTATGATTATCACAAGTATCAAGGTAAAAGTCGTGCATCTCTTCAATCCTTTTATAAACGAAAGGATCGATACTGGTTTGAGAAGTTATCCAGACAAAAAGAAGATAAAGAAGTCATAGATTTTTTTGTTGCAAACTTTATTAGTTGCACTGATCCTCAGACGGTATGGATTGGTGAACTGATTAAAGAAGGAGAAACAAGATATAAGTCTTGGCAAAAAAGAATACAGTCTCTTTCTTACTTGTTTAAGGAAGAGTCGCAACAATTATTTGAAAATAAATTTGAAGAAGTGTTTGACTGTTCAAAAGGACATCCACAACTTCTAAAAAGTTTCCTGATCGGTAAAATTAGTCTGGAAACAATGGTGATATATGACAAAATATTCCTGTTCGGGAAAGATTTTGATAAGAAATTAAAAGATCCTGTGTGGGAAACCGTCAGTTTAAAAATGAAAAAATATTCTCCGTTCCTACATATAGATGTATTCCATTATAAAAAGATACTCAAACAAATTGTTGGAGGAACATGAGTTTTTTTGATTCTGAAGTCGTCCGTGCTGAGATGGCTGAAATTTCTGAACTTCAGGAAGATGTTTATAGAAATGTTTTTGAATTTCCTCGTATGTCTAAAGAGGAAAAATTGTTTCATGTTGCTCTCTTAGAGAAACTGCTGAACAAACAGCAGATTCTTTATACTCGTTTGAAACTTTCTGATGATCCTGAAGCAATCAAGATGAAAGAAAGAATCAAAGAGTCAGCACAAATGATGGGTCTTCCTCCTCATGTTGATATGAGTATCATCTTTAATAACATGGAAAAACTTCTTGAAACCATGAAGGAACGCATTGACAATACGGGTTCCGACCTGTAAACTGATGGGGTACACAAAGGCCAAATCCAAACAATCCGAGGTATACAAATGTCTTTTGAAAATCTGAAAAAGCAATCCAAACTGGGTTCTCTCACCGAGAAACTGGTGAAGGAAGTAGAGAAAATGAACACTGGTTCTGGTGGTGCTGATGAACGTTTCTGGAAACCAGAAATGGATAAGACCGGTGTTGGTTCTGCAATCATCCGTTTTCTTCCTGCACCTGAAGGTGAAGAACTTCCCTGGGTAAAAATGTATTCACATGCTTTCCAAGGCAATGGTGGTTGGTACATTGAGAACTCTCTGACTACAATTGGTCAGAAAGATCCTGTGTCTGAGCACAATCGTGAACTCTGGAACAGTGGTAGTGATAAGGACAAAGAGACTGTCCGTAAGCAGAAGCGTAAACTGTCTTACTATAGCAACATCTATGTGATCAAAGATCCTGCTCATCCTGAGAACGAAGGTAAAGTCTTCCTGTTCAAGTTCGGTAAGAAGATCTTTGATAAGATTCTGAATGCTATGCAACCCGAGTTTGAAGATGAAGAACCCATCAATCCTTTTGACTTCTGGGGTGGTGCTAACTTCCGTCTGAAGATTCGTAAGGTAGAAGGTTACTGGAATTACGATAAGTCTGAGTTCGATTCTCCTTCTGCACTTATGGATGATGATGACGCACTGGAAGCACTGTGGAAGAAAGAGTATTCTCTCTCTGCAATCGTTGCTCCTGATCAATTCAAATCGTATGAAGATCTTGAAAAGCGTCTGAAGTATGTTCTGGGTCAGAAGTCTGCTCGTGCCGCTGTCCAAGAACAGGAAGATGAGTATGACTCTTACACTCAAACTCCTTCTAAGGAAGAGAGTGTAATCGCAGAACTGGAGCAGTCTTTTGCTCGCAGTAAGTCTCCTTCACTTCCTAAGATTGAGACTTCTGATGAAGATGAAGATGATGCTCTGAGTTATTTCCAGAGGTTGGCAGAAGACTGATTACTCAAACAGTCTAATATTATCTCCTTTCTTCAGGGTGGTGGTCACAAATTGATCACCACCTTTTTTGTATGGCATGATATCATCAAGGTCATTAAAGACTACATTTAGATATTGTGGTTTCAGTGCAAAAATATTTCTTTTAGCATCTTCGATTTGATATTCATACTCGTGATTGGTCACCGCAGTAACAATTTCCGTAGAAGGTAAGGTTACATAATAACCAAGACCATCATCATAGTATTCATAGTAATATGCGTTACCAACTCCAATGTTTCCTTCAATAGTAAATATAACTTCTTCTGTTTCATTGATCGTTGGATCTGCAACTGCTGGAATAGATGGTAGTTCATAAGTAAATACGACAGCAATATCATCGAATGGAGCAATAACTGAAGTTACTATAAATCTACCATTGAATACAAACTCCGATACGTTGTTTACACTTACTTGATCTCCAACTCTTAGTCCTTGAATACCATTATTTAAAGTTACAGTGACAGTTGTGGATGGAATGCCAGCACTTCCTGCAAAAATTTGTGATATATTTGTTCTTGTTGCTTGAATGAAGTTTCCATTTGTCCTCCATGTGCTTGGTGTTCTTAATCCACCAGGAAGAACTGTAATACCTCTAGAGTTCTTAACTTCTATAGTTTCATAGTGATGAACTCCTGAATAGAGTTCCTCATAAGAACCATACTTTTCTAACATTACTTTATCGAATACCGATTGTGACATCGGCCATTCAGTTTGAATATTGAGAATGTTGTTTGATAAAAGAACAACCCAATCTAATGTTGAATCATTGTAAAGTTTATATGCAATATTATCAGGTCTTTCATCACCAACGATCTTATACTTTGTGAAGAAGTTTAGATTACCAAAAATATCTTCACGAAGTTTTCCCTTCTTGAAAAGGTTCTTTACTTCAATATAATTTGAGATGTCAAGATTATCTGCATTACGATTGACATATTCAAAGTTAGGTACTTGTCTGAAGTAAGGTCTTGCCATTTTTAGAATCCCATATCGTTATCTGAATCTTGATAATCACTTTCGTAAATTGGAGTCAGTTCGGAGAATTGCATTGATACGGTGTAAGATGTCATTGAACCATCTTTATATGTCATATAACTTCCATCTGGAGTATATTCTACATTCAAGTTTGTGAGAGCACATGGTTTAATTTTATTTAAGAATGGATGCTGTCCACCCTCAGAATATATGTAACTCAATTTGAAAACATGTGGAGTTTTTAAAAATAGTCCTGGATCTTCTTTTCTTACTGCCATGTATTTTTTCAGATGCCTTATTATTTTTTTAACTACAACAGCTTCTTTACTACTTCTAGGGGTAAATGTATAGTTATAATTGAATGATCTAAGTTGAGGTCCTCTGAATAGCAATTCGAGGTTGGGGTTTATCACTTTACCTGTAGAACGAGTAAAAATATTTGCTCCTACTGCTTGTCCTGCGAAGTATGTGATAATATCACTAGGGTCTATTGATAATCCAGCTTGACTTAGACTTGATCTTATACTTTCTAGAGCATCGGATCCTGCAGCACCAAAGTTAAATTTTGAAAGATTTTCTATTAAACCAGCACCCAATCTTGCACCAGCTAATTGAAGTGGATTTAATTGATCTGATCCCCAATCAACAGAATTGCTGTCCGATATTCCTGGTTGCATTGGTAAAACAATAGTGGGTCCTATTGACCCACTAAGTCTTTCATCTGGACTTTGTAATTTAAATCCTTGTTGACCTTCTCCAAGTAAACTTTCAAATCTATTCAATTCGTGAGTGCTTATCTTTAAGTAATCATAACTACCATCATTACTTAAAGGGTATCTTAAATCACCTGAAGCATCTGCTGAAGTGCTTCCTCCATTAGTATCTGTGTTTGTTGACAATACTCCACCAGTAAGATTTAAATTTGGATCAAAAGATAGATTAAGATTCTCTCCACCTATTGATTGATTAATTGTGTTCCAATAAGTTGCATCATTAGATAATGAATTCATCCACTCATCTGGAGCAGCTAATTGTTCATAGTTTCCTTTGCCATACACATTGGCATAACTTATTGACCCATCGGAATTTAAATTTCCCGTTGCGGTTGCTGAGTTAACTTCTTGTTGTGTGTAAGGAACAACCGGAAGTCTTTTTACGGTGGAAGCATCTTCATTAACTTCAGTTTGAAATGATTGTCCACCTAATATGTAAGGTTTACTGGTTGCCATCAGACACTTTTTAGTTATTTAGTCCTGATTTTCCCATAAGGTAAAGAACGGAGATAATCAATCTCATTTGATTTTACTAGATGAAGTGCTCCTGCTACTTCTTGCCAGGTATAGTTTCTCATCATTCTCCAATGATAGTTGAAACCTTTGAATCCCCATCGTTGTACTTCAGTCACAGCAACTAAGGGATGTTCATCATAAGTAATCTCTGGAGTTTTTGGTATGTATATAAAGGTATAGTAGTTTCCAGGATCAGGAACATATTCTATTTCTCTGAATACCTCCATGATACTCATCATAATCAGGTCTGCATCTTCAGATCCATCCAACTTTCTTTTCAGTTGTGATATTCTTGGTGATTGTTTCTGAACATTTTGTCCAAAACCCTGTGCCATTATCCTAACCCTAGTTCGTTTTCGGTTATAATACGAAACTCAAGCATTCTGTCAGCACAAAATTCTTTAGCAGCTTTCCACTTTGCTTCATTCACTGCATAAGTTTTAACTTCGTTGATGAATGTTCTTGTTCTCTTTTTGCTTGTTTGAACAGGAGGCATTGTTTGTCTCTTTGGTTTAATTTCAATCACATACTTTTTGATCTCACCAGACTGTTCACGAACTTTGATAATGAAATCTGGAAAGTATCTTCTGACTCTACTAGTGGTAGGATCAAAATAAGGAATGAAGAACTCTTCTGATCCCCATTCTAAAATGTTCTCATTTAAGTCACACCACCGACAGAAACGGCGTTCCCAACTGCTACGACAGATGATATTATTTGGATCACCTTTATACTTTTTCGGATACTCGGGTTTATAACGACTCTTAATGCTTTCTGCCATTATACATAATATATCGGTAGAAGTATTTATAGATGGCAGGTATCCGCCCAGACAGATTATCGGTAAGTGATATCAAATCTAGATTGTTAAACGTTGCTCAAACTTCATTATATCGTTTGACAATACCAGTTCCTGCTGGGGTTAGGACCTTTGTATCTCAGAGAGGAATTAGTACCTTAGATATTGATAATATTTCTTTGTTGTGTACAGAAGCAAGTCTTCCTGGATCAACTTTGGCAACTCATGATGTCACAAATGATTATCATGGTGTAAGTGAGAAGATGGTTTATCGCAGACTCTATGATGAGACTGCTGATATGACCTTTTATGTGGATAGGGAATATAAAGTTGTTGAATTCTTTGAGAGTTGGATAGATTATATTACTGGAGTTGGAGATGTTTTCAATAGAGAACAATTCAAAAGTCCATATGTTCATCATCGTGTAGAATATGCTGATAATTATAAGATAAATTTTTACCTCTCAAAGTTTGAAAGAGATCATCACTTCAATGGATCCACTAGAACTCTTGATTATACTTTTGTATATGGATTTCCTGTCAGTATTACAGCAATGCCAGTTTCATATGATCAAAGTCAAATATTAAAGTGTAATGTATCTTTTTCATTCATTCGTTATGTAATGCAGAGAAGTGGTTCTTCTGATGTTTCGGTTGTTAAAAATCAAAATGCTCCTGGAATCAGTGAACTTGGACAGTTTGATCCCAAAAATGAATTCATAAGTCCTGAGTTTGGAATATCTGAAACCCCAGCATCAGAATTTAATACTTCAAAAATGACTAGAACACTTACCAATGAATATTATGTTAATTTCGGTCAAAATGCTCAAGACGCAACGAACACAGCAAACTTCTTTAGAGTTGGATAAATATCATTACTGAAACTTCTATAGGTCATTATGCCTTTACCGACTATTGCAACACCAACTTATGAACTTGAGTTGCCATCTACAGGAAAACCAATCAAGTACCGACCTTTCTTAGTTAAAGAAGAGAAACTACTGGTCTTAGCACTTGAGACAGAAGATACTAAAGAAATCTCAAATGCCATCAAGGCAGTACTCAAGAATTGTATCCAAACAAAAGGTATTAAGGTAGAGGCACTACCAACCTTTGATATTGAATACTTGTTCTTGAACATTCGTGGTAAGTCCGTTGGTGAAGAGATTCAAGTAAATCTTATTGCACCTGATGATGGAGAAACATCGGTGCCTGTAACAATTAATATTGATGAAATTAAAGTTCAGAAAGCAGAAGATCATACAAATAAGATTAAACTTGATGATAGTTTGATGATGGAAATGAAGTATCCATCACTTGATCAGTTCATCAAGAACAACTTTGACATGTCAGGTAATGTTGGTATTGATCAATCTTTTGATTTGATTGCTTCTTGTGTAGATAAAATTTACAGTGAAGAAGAAGTTTGGGTTGCTGCTGATGTAACTAAGAAAGAACTGGTTGATTTCTTAGAGCAGATGAATTCTATTCAATTCAAGCAAGTTGAAAAGTTCTTTGAGACAATGCCCAAGTTGTCTCATGAAATTACCTTTACAAATCCAAAGACAAAAGTAGAAAGCACTGTAGTATTAGAAGGGTTATCAAGTTTTTTCGCATAGGAATGGTCCATATGGACCTTGAGAACTACTACAAGATTAACTTTGCCTTGATGCAGTTCCATAAATATTCATTAACAGAGGTTGAAAATTTGATTCCTTGGGAACGAGATGTCTATATTGGTTTATTACAACAACATCTGGAAGATGAAAAACTAAGACAACAGCAGAATGGCTGATAACATCCCCAGTTTAGACGATCTACTTAAGAGCATTCAAGAAGAGGATGATGATAACATCCCTGGTTTGGATGATCTGTTGGAAAGTATTAAAAACGAGGATGTACCTCAATCATCTTCCGCACTTGCTGTTATACCAAAAAAACCAGATGATTTAGTAGAAGAAGATATAGACTCTCAGATTCTTTCTATCTTAGGGTTGGAAGAAGTCTTTGATTTAACTTATGAAGAGTATGCTTCTCTCTTAAAGGAAGCAGCAGTTAAAGGAAGAATGCCAGACTCTCAGATGACAACTGAGAGTATTGAGTTAGTTACAAATGAACTCAAGAGAGTAAGGAATAAGACTGGTAGGTTTAAAGTTAAACCAAAGAAGATTGATATTAATAAAGTATTAGATCGTAAACAACCAACTCCTCCTGGTGCGATTGTAAAGGCACAGAAACTTATACCACAAGCAGCAGAGGTAGCACCCGAGCAAGAGAAAAAACCTGTAGTTGATACTGAGAATTTACAGGGAGATCTTATTGATGGTATTGGTAATATTTTAGAGTCTTTGATTACCATCAGAACTTTATTGTCAAGTCAAAGTAAGACGGAACAAAAAGCAGCACAAGAAGATAGAAAAGAAACAGAAAAGAAAAAGAAGAAGGAAAGAGAATCAATATTAGAAAAGAAGAAACCAAAGTCACCTATACTTAACGCACTCACTAAACCTGTTGATGATTTCTTTGGTGCGATTAAGAGATTCTTTACGAATGTTCTTTTGGGTTCTGTTGTTCTTGGAATGTTTAGGTGGTTGAAGGATCCAGCAAATCAAAAAGCAATTGATGGGTTTGCTAACTTCTTACAGAATAATGCTGGGTTAATACTTGGCGGATTACTTGCGATTGCTTTACTGCCTATTGCTCCAATGTTGTTGGGGTTAACCAAAACACTACTAGGTGGTGTTGGTCTTCTTAGTGGAGCACTTGGTGGACTTGGTGGACTATTATTAAAAATACCTGGACTAGGGGCAGCTGCCGCAGCAGCAGGTCCTGTTGCTGGAGCAATAGCAGCAAGTGGAGCTGCTGCTGTTGGAGTCACTTTAGCTATGAAAGGAACTTATGATTTAATAAGAGGTCAGATAGCAGGTGGTGGAGATTTTGCCAAAGTTGATGAGCAGTTGAGAAATAAACTTGCAGGATATGGTATAACTGAAACTGGAATGACTTATAAAAAAGGATCTAGAAAACAACAAAAGTTGTCGGCATCCCAACAAAAAATGTATGAAGAAATACAAGGAAAAAGAAATGAATTAAAAAAATTAAAAGAGGAAAGAGATGTTAAAATAAGAAATATTGAGTTAGATCCAAAGTATTATACACAAAAATCTCCCAGATCTGCTAGAGTTTTGAGTAAAGAGGGTGAAAGAAAAATACAAGAAATTAGAGAATCTTATAATCAAAAAGCATTAAAAGTATTTCAACCAGAACAACCATCAGTTCAACCACAAACTCCAGCAGTTCCTGGAGCACCACCATCCCAAAAAGGATTGCCATCATTACCTCCAACAAATACTCTTCCAGGAAAACAGCACTATGGTGCAGATAGAGGAGGAGGGAGAAAACACGCTGGTGTAGATTTTGATGCTGGTGCTAATGATTCATTCTATAGTAGAATAGGTGGTGAAGTTACTAATATAGGTAATGATTCTGGTGGGTATTACAAATATGTTGATATATACAACCCAGAACTTAATGTCACTGAAAGAATTGCTGAAGGTGATACCATTTTAGTTAGAAAAGGACAAAAAGTTTCTCCAGGAACTCCAGTTGCTAAGGGAACAAATACTACTGGAGTTTTTCATTATGAAATAAGAAAAGGTAAAGCAACAACTTTTGGATTTGCTGGAACATTAGATCCTATAGCATTTTTAGGAAATCCAACTACGCAAACTCAAGTAACACAGTCTCCAGCAGCACAAGTAGCACAAACAGCAGCACCTACACCATCAATACCATCACCAACTGGTAGAGGTAATATTGTGCCTATACCAATACCAACTGGAGGTGGAGCACAACAGGCATCAAGTGGAACTGCACCTAATCAAGCACCAGTTCCAAGATTCTCCTCCGAGGATCCAAACAACACAACTACTATGGTTGTCAGAGCAATCTATAACATCGTAGGATAATGTTACCAGCACTCGTCGGATTTGCCGCAAAGGCATTACTACCATCAGAAAAGAAAGTTGATAAGGATAAGTTCTTTGAGAAGAAGAAAGCATCCTCTATTCAAAAGATTGATGATGAGAGTGCTGTAGTAAAACAACCAACGGTTCAAAAGAAAACCGTATCGACTAATTTACTTCTTCCTCCAGCAGAAATTAAAGCACTTCCTCCTGCTGCTGAAGTTAAGAAAGATGTAAAGACTGGCAGACTAGATGATATTTTTGATAGAGTTGGTGAGACTCTTCAAGGTATTATTGATGTATTGAGTAACAGAAATCAAACTCAAAAAGAAGAAGAGACTAATAAGAAACAACAGGCAAAGGTAGATGAGAAAAAGGAAAAAGAAGAAAAGTTAGAAAAGGATGCAAAGAAAAAACCATTCAAGATGCCTAACATAAAGGCACCTGAGGATAAGTTTAATCTTATGAGATTCTTTGGTAATGTTTTACTTGGATCTCTTGCTCTTGCGATCTTCAATAATCTTGAACAGATTATAGAGACTCTAAAAAATGTTTTTCAAACCATTAAAGATTTCATTACGAAAGTTGGTGAGTTCTTTAGTCCTGTTTGGGATGGATTGAAATGGATTACTGGAGAAGGAACAAAGTTAGTTGGAAAATTACTTGGTGTTCCTTCAGAGAATCTTGATAGTAAAGACATCAAAAAAAATATTGATGAGATCGCCAAGAAGATTCCATTCTTAGAGAACTTATTTAAAGGTATTCAAAGCACTATTGATAGTCTTCGTGGTGGTGGAGAGTCTTCTCAACCAAATGCTGGTGGTGGAGGAGGTGATGGTGGTGGTTATGTTTCTCCTGCTGTTGGATCAAAGGCAGGAGCATATGACATTGCTTCTAAAATCGGTGCAAATAAACAACAGTGGGATACCTATAGAAATACAATCGCACAGATAGAATCTGGTGGAAGATATGATGTTGCTGGTGGTAGTGGAAAATATTATGATGGAAGATATCAAATGGGTGGACCTGCAAAAACTGATGCTGCAAGAATTTTAGGAATACCAGATCCTGGACATTCGGATAATCCTAATGATCCAAGAAGAGTGGCTTTCAGAAAGAATCCAGAACTTCAGGAAAGAATGTTTGCAGCATATACTCTTGCAAATCACGGATACCTTTCTTCTGATAGAAATTATCAATCAAAACAAACAGTAGAACAAAAACTACAAGTTCTTGGATACGCTCACAATCAGGGTGCTGGTGGAGCATCAAAATGGATGAGAACTGGGAAGGTAGGTAAAGATGGATTTGGGACTTCGGGAACAAAATACAGCAATGCACTGAGAGAAGCATTTAAAAGATCACCATCTTATAGACAACAGCAAGCAGATACGACTGCCCAACAAGCAGCACAACAAGCAGCTGCACCAGCACAAACTCAAGCACCACCTGCTCCCACATTACCTTCACCACAGCAGGCATCTGCAGCAGCACCATCATCGCAAGCAGCAGCACCAGCACAAGCACAAGTCTCATCAACACAAGCACCACCAGCAGTATCTGCAAGTGTTCCTCAGATTATGCAACAAGCAGATTATGAGATTCCTGGTGGTACTCCATCATCCACAATACTTCCAATACCTATCGGTGGTAGTTCTTCACCGATGATGATGGGCGGTGGAGGAACAAGAGTGGTTCCTATTGGTATGTCTAAACAAGAACTATTAAATAGTTATTATCAAACTCAACTTATTGGGTTCTTATACAAACAAGGATAATGGCAGATAATCAGGCAACAAGAGCAGGTAATATAACCAAGTTTGATATTCAATCTACTGATGGCACCAAAGCCATAGACATTTCTGCTGGTGTTGTTGAGTTAAATTACTATGAAAATATACTATCTAACTCAATATCAATGACCGCAACTGTTATTGATACTGGTTTTACTGATAGTAAACTTGGTAATGTTGGAATAGTTGATGGTCTTCCTCTTCGTGGTGGAGAATTGTCAACCATTGTTGTTGAAGATAACCAACCAAAACCAAACAAATTAGAATTCAAAACTGAAAAATCTTTTTATATTAATCGGGTTCGTGATATAGATCCTGGAACACAAAAAGATCTTTATTCAATTGACTTTGCACCAAGAGAATACTTTGCAAATGAACAAAGTAGAGTTGTAAAAAGATATGATGGTAATATATCTGATAACATTAGACAGATTTTAACAAAACCATTATCGAATGGAACTGGTTTGTTGACTCAAAAGAATGTGAATGTTGATGATACACTAGTT